CAGCTTTGGTCCGATTACTATACAATCAGGGGTAACAGTTACAGTTGGTGCTGGTGAAACCTGGACAGTCGTTTAAATTATGAGCCAATTAAAAGTCAACAGCATAATACCAGTTGCAGGAGTACCGACAGGCGGTGGTGGTGGAATAGTTCAAATTAAACAGACAGTTAAAACAAGTTTTCAATCTTTAGCTACAAAAGATACTGTAACTGATGTTGTCTCTGTTTCAATTACCCCTACATCTTCTTCAAGTAAAATTTTTATAATGGTTTCTGGCGAAAGCGGTGATAACAATGGAAATACTTTTGGTATGTTTTTTATATCAAGAGTAGTTTCTGGCACGACTACTGATTTAGCACTCGGAGATTCAAGAGGATCTTCAATACGTTGCTCAATGAGTAAAACAAAATTCATTGCCTCAGTTAATACTACTGCTCAAACAATGACAGAATCTTTTGGTATTAATTTTTTAGACAGTCCTAGCACTACAAGTGAATGCACTTATAAATTAAGAATGACTAATGCACACGACAGTACAATGTGCGTTGGGGGTACTTTTGCTGATGATGATGACAATAGAACAAGTGTGCCGACAATAATAACAGTAATGGAGGTGTCAGCATGATTACTTCCATGTATAATTTAATTAAAAATTGATTATGTCTCTAGATCACGAAGCAATTTACAAAGCATACGCTGGAACGGTAGTTACTATTGACGATAGCGAAGGTGCTTTTGACGCAAGCGGTAATTCTGTAACTTTAGATCAATCTCTTGTAAATGCTGCACGAACCACGTTGGACAATGAAGCTGCTGCAACTTTATATCAACGTCAAAGAACAGGTGAAGCTGGCACGACAGATACAATCTACCCATCAATAGGAGATCAGTTAGACAATCTTTATAAAGATATACTTGCTGGTACGCTTACTTCAAGTGGAACATTTGCAAAAGCAATCGAAGCAGTTAAAGCTAAATATCCCAAGCCATGAGTACATTAAAGGTTAATACAATTCAAGAAGCTGATGGTAGTGCTTTTTCAAGGATTCTTCAAATTGTAGAAGGTACTCATAGTACACAGATAATAGTAAGTTCCACCACTTTGACCGATACAAATTTGTCAGCGTCTATAACTCCTAGCTCTTCTTCAAATAAAATTCTTGTTTTGGTTAATCAAGCATATATGACAGACAGAGACACTGGTTCTGGAGTTAATGGTAGATTGGTTTTACTAAGAGATTCCACAACAATTATTGAACACACTACAGGCATGAATAATACTTTAGGATTTGGGGTTCAAAATTATAATGATGACTTGACTTTAGGAATGAGAGTACCTTTATCTAAACTTGATAGTCCAAGCACTACAAGTTCTGTGACCTACAAAACGCAAATTGCACCTATAGCAACCAGTAATAACGGAATTTGTATTGGACAGCCAAGTGATATGCACTCATTTATACAACTATTGGAGATAGCAGCATGATATATGACAAAATTAGTGCTTTAAAAAGTTTAAAGCCAAATACACAATGGACTTGGACAGGCACAGATTATTCTGGTCTTAATTGGCTTGATTCTGGTTCAGCACCAACAGAAAGTGATTTAGATGCAGAAGTCATAAGATTAAATAATGCAGAACCTATGAGATTATTAAGACTTGAAAGAGATAGAAAACTTGCAACTTGTGATTGGCGAGCTAGTTCTGATTTAACAATTGCAGATGCTTGGAAAACATATCGTCAAAGTTTGCGTGATCTTCCAGCTAGTGCATCACCTAAACTTGATTCAGATGGTAATTTAGATATGACATCTGTTACTTTTCCAACAGAACCTAGTTAATTATGAGTCAACTTAAAGTCAATTCAATTGTTCCTGTCGGTGGACTGCCAAGTGGTGCTAATGGTGGGGTAATTCAAATCGTTTATGCAGAAACAACGAGTCAAGTAAGTAATACAAGTGGAAATTATGTTGATAGTGGAGTCACAGCAACCATAACTCCTTCTAGCAATTCAAGTAAAATATTAGTAGTTGCTTCAATGCAATGGTTTTTATTTAGAGAAGCTACAGAAACTAACGGAAGTTTTAAACTTTTAAGAGGCAGCACAGCAATATCAACACATGAGGACGCTGTACATATTGAAGCTGGAACAACAAGTCAAAGCCGTATTATTTCTGAAGGTGGTTATACTATTCAAAGGTTAGATTCACCTGCAACTACATCAGCAACTACATATAAAGTCCAGTTTAAAACAAATGTTACGTCTAATGCTGGACAAATGGACGTAAGCAGATCAAATGCCCCAAGCTGTATAACACTTTACGAAGTATCAACCTAATGGCAATCATTCCAGGAAAAAAGAATTTTACTGTTGATAGAAGGGCAGACTTTCCCATCAGATTAACATTCAAAGATTCTACTGGAACAGCTATAGATTTAACTGGATATACTGTAGCTGCACAAGTTTATGATGAATCACGTTCCACAAAATATGCAGATTGGACAGTTGCTTATACTAATAGATCAGGTGGAATTGTAGATATTTCCTTGTCTGATACTGATACTGCAACTTTTACTCCAAGTATTCTGTTTTATGACGTATTATTAACAGAACCAGGAGGTAGCAAAAACTATTATTTAGAGGGTAAACTATTTATAAGTGAGGGTTACACAGCATGAGCAGTCCTAATTCCATAACTGTTAGTCAGGTTTCTGATGTAACTACAGTTGAAATCACAACGCAAGGCCCACAAGGTCCTGCTGCTTCTGGTTTTGAATTTAATGGCGATAGCAAAGTCAATGGTTCAATTCCTGTTTTTAATAGCTCAAACAATAGGTTTGAAGCAACTGCAACTCACACTGTTCTCACACTCGTAGATGGAGGTAACTTCTAGTGGCAAACACAATTAGAATTAAAAGATCCACTGGATCGTCAAACCCAACCTCATTAGAAAATGCTGAAATAGCTTTTAGAGAAGGTGATGAAGTTTTAGTTATTGGTAAGGGAACAGGAGGAGCAGGAGGATCTGCAACAAGTATCGAACCTATTGGCGGTAAAGGTGCATTTTTTGATAAAGCAACTACAAGAACAACAAACCATGTTTTAGCTGGTGCTGCCTCTGGAAGTGCTGCTGCACCTACATTTAGAGCATTAGTAAGTGATGATATTCCTTCTTTAGCACATACAAAAATAAGTGATTTTGATGCTGGAGTCCGTACCAATACACTTGCAGAAATGGCTGCTCCTGCTGCTGCTGTATCTTTAAATAGTCAAAAAATAACATCATTAGCAACACCAACAGCCACAACTGATGCTGCAACTAAGGGATATGTAGATTCTGTATCTCAAGGACTAGATGTAAAAGATTCAGTAAAAGTAGCCACTACAGCAAATATTACGCTTTCTGGAACGCAAACTATTGATGGTGTTGCGGTTTCTGCTGATGAAAGAGTTTTAGTTAAAGATCAAAGTACCGCAAGTCAGAATGGATTATATCTTTGTAAGGCTAGTACATGGGAAAGAACAACAGATTTAGCTGCTGGTGCTAACGCTGCTGGTATGTTTACTTTTGTTGAACAGGGAACAGTAAATGCTGATAATGGTTTTACCTGTACTTCAAATACTGGAAGTGCTGTTGTAGGAACAAATAATTTAGTATTTGCACAGTTTTCTGGAGCAGGTTCAGTTAC